AGCCGCATCGATCTTTGATGATGCTGAAAAAGAAACGATTGAACTTGATGATGCAGAAATAGATGTCAATAAAATCATAGAGTTACGACAGATTCAAGCTGATATCGAAGAGCAAATTAAAAACCATGAACTTAGAATTATGGATCGCATGCGTGACAGTATGTACGCTGTATCAGGTCAATATAAAATCTCATGGCCGATGATTAACTACAAGGCAACACCGGAGCGTATCGTCCCGGCAAAACCGGCAAGGACTGTACGTCAATCTAAACTACGCATCAGGAGTATTGGCAATGAGTGATCATGAATATTACGAAACTGTCAGTCGACAAGAAGAATATGAACAGGATCAAAAAGACGATGTTCACTTTCTATATATTGTTAACAGACGTATCAAAGATAAACGTAGAAGAAAACAACTATTATTAACTTACTTTGGAGATAATTATGACAGAGAAAACTTTGGGGATTGCTAAGGCTTTTGTCGAAGCACAAAAAGAGTTTGCCCCAGCTCTTAAAACATCGACTAACCCACACTTTAAATCTAAATACGTGGACTTAGCGGGTTGTGTAGAAGCTGTGATTGATGCATTAAATAATCACGGCATTGCATTAATACAAAAGACACATGATTGTGACAATGGCGTTAAGGTCGAGACAGTGTTTATGCATGAGTCCAGTGAGCAGATCTCAGGCGGCATGATTCATGTCCCGGCAGATCGTCAGAACCCACAAGGATATGGCTCAGCATTAACTTATGCAAGACGTTATTCATTGATGGCCGCATGCGGTATTGCTCCTGAAGATGATGATGGCAATGCCGCAACCAAGTCAATGACTGACAGACTACCACAAAGAAAGGCACCTGAAGAAGTAAAAAAGCCTTAAGCCTCAATCTACCTGGCAAGGATCCGATTGAGGTGCAAGACAAAGATGCCATGAAAAACACTATGATTGCAATGTCACAAAGGATTGGGAGTAGTTCATTGCCACCAAAAGATAAACATCAAAAGTTATCTGAGTTCTTTGCAGTGAATGAGAAAACATTACAAATCCTTGGCCCTGATACATTCTTATCAATTAAGAATGAGATAGGTGACATTCTACGTAGGATTGGGGGTGAGTGATGGATGTCACCCATGATCCTTTATATGAGCGACTAATGGAACGCAGTTATGCAATTAATGACTGGCGTGCCAAGTTGGTGATTAGCATCCTAGAAACAGCAATACATGATTTACTAGGGTATAGATCACCTGAAAAGTTAGTACGTGCCGCTGAAGACTTTATCTATAATGACAGCCCAATGTTTGATCTAGCAGTAGATATACTGAATATGGATAAAGATAGTCTCAGGTACCGTTTAGCTATGATGAAAATACATGGTGAACGCTTACGTCGATCAAGTGACGGAAGTGGAGGTCTACATGGATAAGAAAGACATCATAGTGTTTATCATTATTGCAGCACTCGTTGGGTTCTCACATTATGTGGGAGCCTGCGAGATAAAAAGAATCTATACATCCGATGGCAAGATGCAAGTCTGCCAGGTATGTAAAGATGTAGTAATTTGTTATTAATTTTATAAGGAAACATAATGAAACAAGTAAATCAAGTTTATAAAACCAATGATTACGGTATGTTTAAATATATGAACGGGAATCGTAACATTAATAAAGCAAACCTAAAGAGACTGATTAAGTCCATGAAAGAAAGGTACATTCCTGTGCCGATCATCGTCAATGAAAAGAATGAAATCATTGATGGACAGCATCGATTTGAAGCGGCCAACTTTCTTGGTTTCGATGTACACTTTATTAAGATACATAAGTTAGCATTAGATGAGGTGCGAAGACTCAATGAGAACATGTCTAACTGGACTAACGCCAATCACTTACATTCATTCTGTGAGTTAGGCCATCCAGAGTACCTTAAGTTTAGACAGTTCATGCAAGAGACTGGATACAATTACAGCGCATGTATTGCATTGCTGAGTGGTAGTCCATCACGTTCAGGTGAGCATGGTAGAAGGTTTAAGTTTGGTACATTCAAGATTAAAAGTTACACTCAGGCGTTAGAGCATGCCAGGATGTTAGATGATATTGGAAAGTTTTATCCAAACTATAAGAAGACTCACCTAATGACATGCATGATGAAGTTGTTTTATCATCCAGACTATGATCATAAACGAATGTTACAAAAGTTGGCAATTCAAAAACATTTACTGCCAGCTGGTGGAGGTGAGATTCAATACAAGGAAGCGATTGTTAAGATATTTAACTACAAGGTAGCTAAGAATAAGATGAGAGCATTCTTTTAAATTTAATGGGGAGCATTTAACGCTCCCCGTTAAACATTACTTATTGCATACGTACATTGTTACTTCAAAACCNAAACGCATTTCAGTTGCNGNTGGTGTTGTCCACATAATGTTCCCCTTAGTTAATTGAGATTTTAGTATGACAGATATACATGTAATACATATACGACAGATATATTAATATGGTATAGTGAAAATTATGAATGATAGATATTACATTGCAGACGAAGATGGTAACGAATTTCGTATCTTTAATTGCAAAGAATTAGTGGATGAGTTTCTAAAACTTAGGCCGGAGTGTAAATTGTCCAGATCTGAAGTGCAATTGCCACTCAATCTTGATGATTTTACAGCAAAACACGGTGAAGCCCTTTTCTAGGCTCACTGTGCAACGATCGTTGTTTTCTTATATGTTACCCTAGGTTAGGTTAATATCGTGCAATACAGAGCGATTGTGAAGGTTGTTTTTAATGCGTGACCTGTGGTTTTTCCTTAATGATGTACATATCCATACCTTCTGCATGAATCAACATAAAATCTGAGTCATCATCTTCTGAGAACATAATCTTGATCATGGACTCGTCTCCATCTTCTAAGATTTCTACGTTCCATATCTTTCTACCTATGATTGAATCTACTGCACTTGCTTGTTCTGAGTCAAGCTCTGACATTATACTATTTTCTTCGTCCATCTTCCACCGTCCTTTAGTACCATTGGCATTAGTTTAGGTTGACCTTCTATGATCATACCACATCCTATGATGAATCGAGATTTAAAGTTCTTCGCATATTCAAATGCAAGTTCTTTCTGGTTAATAAGACATCCAGTTTGCATACCCCATACGAGCTTGTCCGGATTAGAATAGTATTCAACCTTGAACTTAGAATGGTAATGTCCCTGGACTGTATTCATTCCATACTGCTGCGCCACCTTCATTACATCAGCTGACATACCATGAGTAAAGAAACATGCATTGCCGTCAGACAGCTCAACCTTTAAGTCATCCACCCATTGCCATCCCGGACCCACTTGTAAAAACTCATTGTAAGTTTTCAGATACTCAAGGCTCAGGCCATGTGCAACAGCACGTCTGTAAATCAATGATGAATGGTTCGAGTGTACCAAGGTCATCTCAGGAAAAATTTGTTCTAATTGTTTGACATACTTTCTAGCCTCACGTAACTCATCGCCAGGTGACTTCAAGTCAGGATGATGGTTATGAAAACTAATAGCATGTTGATCAATCTCATCGCCAATGTTGACAACAAGGTCTGGTTTGTATTTCTTCTTGAGTGCTTTTAAGAATTCAAAAGCATCCTCATGGTGGTACGGAATATGTAAATCAGAGATCACTAAGACCGATTTATAACTCATAGGTTCCCCCCTATGTTGTACATATATCCATTATATAACTATAACTCTTGTGGATCAAGGAAGTACATAGCACACACTTGGGTGTTGTAGGCATCAAACTTTTTGTTATGTTCAACGTACTCTTCGGACTTAGGGTTGTCCAGGTACATTCTCATGTGGATCATTTCATGGAGGACTGTATAGATAACAGCTTCGAGTGTCTTACAATACTTGGTTGATACCAGTATGCGGTGCGGTTCAGGCGTATACTCTCCGATGCAATCATGATGGTAGACAACTTCAAACTCAACATCAATGCTATCAGGAAAGTCCTGGAATGGCTTATGAATACGGAATGTATTGTAAAGATGTTCAATGAAACTACGGGTTATAAATCCTTGCGCCTTCACGATCGATTACCAATACTTGTCTACGAAGTTCTTCACCTTCAGGTGGGAATGAGATGTGGATCCAGGAATCATATTCTAAAATCAGCTGATCAAAAGGAATAGATGATTCAGCGATAACTTCAAATACGCGATCAACATCAGCATAACGATCACAAGTCCAATCAGCAGCAAGACCTCTAATATGCTGGCTTGTTCTTTTAGATCCGAGCAAATCATTGAGAGCCTCACACCTAAAGCCACTACTAACAGTAATAGGCAAACTATCAAGCTTAGTCCTAACAAGTTCCATCCCTTTCGCTAATGTTTTTAGGTTCTCCAATTGCATATCATTTGGAGTGTTATCAATACCATGACGCTTAGCCATTTGGCTCCTGGTCATTTCTTCCAAGGTAAAGTGTTCAGATAATCTCACTTCGTTAAGCCCTTGCTCTTTTCCCAGGAACGTAATCCGGCAAGGCCAAGCATTGCTAATGTTAATTCCATTAATACATCAGTATGTAATACAGGTAATACTATATCCATGCCAAGTAATGCACACACCCATTGAGCCACCGGGGATACAACAAACACCCAAGCAAAACCACAACCAGCGATCCAGCCAAGGAAAGGACGCCAACCGCTAACCCAAACACTACGATGGCTAGCTTCAATCTTATTCGTTTCAGCCTGAGCGAGATTAATCTTTGATGCATTGTCGATGAGAGCTTTCTCAATGTCTGCTTTCGCTTTCTGTTTTGCATTGTTGTCAGGTATAACCTTATCTAGTACATCCCCTATTATACCTATAATTGGTGACCAAATCATTTAGACGCAATCTCCCTCAGTAAGTCGCTCAATTTTATAAGGACACTCTTGCTTCTTTTTCTTAGTTGTTTTCGGATAAGCTCGTAAGCCACGAGTATCGAGATAACTATGAGTATATAGATCATCCACATTTTGTATTCCTCTTCTTAACATTTGACATAGTCTAGATAGCATTATAGTTTGTTGACAATGACGGCCACAACAATGGCACCGAATCCAGCCATGCAGCCCATGATTAATCGTTGTAACATAAACTCTAATCGATCAAGGCGTTTATGTATGGTAGCATATCGTTCAGCACATAGCTTCTCGTGTGAATGTAGCTTCTCGTCTGGTGTCATTTTGTTCTAATCTCCATATTTAATCCAATCCTAAAATCCTCACTATCTGGAGGAAGTGCAACATGATTTAAATCCCCATCAAACATCAATAAGTCATTGGTCTTAGGTTTAATTTCACCAATCTTATTTTTATCCACATCATAAAATGTTAGCTCACCACCCGTTGTGTCTGGTACATGCAAATACCACACTGCATTAATATCTGCTGTATGCTTGTGGTTGTGTATACATAAATTATAGTATTGATTATTGCTAATATATGCCCACACATTTTGTTCATTGTCATCACTGAGTACAAAGTCATAACATTTTCTTGCTTCTTTAACAAACTCATTGTATAAAATATCTGTAAATGGTTTGTATTTATTTGATAACCAAAAGTTGTACTTTCCTTTGACTCTATTCAACTGCACCGCATCACTCATATAGTCTTTAATTAGTTCATGCTTAATAACATCTAAATTATCTTCAAACTTAATGGATGTTTGATAAATGTTTACCATACACTACCGCCACGGCTCTCCACCTACCCATAATACCGCAGTCTTTCTTAATCCCTTTGTTACAGGTGTAACTCTGTGTAACATATAGGATGGAAAGAACCACGCTCTGCCCATTTGCATTTCTAATGTTTCATCATGATCCGATGTTTTAATCTGCAACTCTCCACCTTCATATTCATTTGCATCAGATAACATCAATACCATAGATAATTTTCTTGGTACTTGTTTATCAGAGGAACATGCATCTGTGTGCCAGTTGTAATGTCCTTGATATGCTGCGCTGTACTCTGATAGCTGCATGTCTTCATAAAATCCAGTGAGGTTAATATGAAAAAATTGACTATTTATATCAGATACTACCTTAGCAATCTTCTGCCAAATGTGTTGGTTTTGTTCTGAAAAATCTACCCATGCAACATTAGTACGCCTAATACCATAATCTTCTACTGCATCACCAACTTCTGCTGTATGATAATTCATCCACGATGGATGATGTCTTAAGAAATGAATGTCCTCATCACTAAGAAAATTCTCCCAATAGATAACATCTTCTTTGCCATAATGATTTCTTGGATTTAACAACATCATACAACTATTTAATCTCCATTAGTTGAGTTCTATTTTTCATATATGAATATAGATCTCTTCTATTTTGATCACCAACTTCTTGGGTATGTTCACCATCTGCATATACAAAATGTAAGAATACTTGTCCAGAATAATATCCATCTGGACCATTGCATTTTTCTCTCCAATGTTCTTGCTTTGATCCTAAGTACATCACACCATCACCTTCATTTAGATCTACACGAGTGCCTTCTAAATAAAATGGATATGCGTAATGATGAGATCTTCCTAGTTGGATAGACACACTTAATTCACAGGCTGGTCTATCAACATGTTTTTCTAGATCATTACCATTTTGGTACAATCTTGCATATGCATATGTTGGCATCAATTTTCTGCCAGCAACACTTTCAATTTTGGGCCACAATCTTTCATGTAACGTTTCAAACACAATATGATGCTGCATTATCGTCAGTGAATTACTCACTTGATTGTCGTCCTTTTTATCTTGCAGGTCTACATTACGTAATAATACATGTGTAAAAAACTGACAGAATTCTTTTGGTATAAGGTTTTTAATTATCATTTAACAGTAAATTTATGTACACTTCCACCATTTAATTCTATCACAACATCTTTATCTAAAGGTACGTAGTTTAAGTGCTTTAATTTTAAACCATTTGCTTTTACTTTTTCACCATCAGTCACTAACAAAAATGAGTTAGGCGTAGCTTGAACTGTGCCATCATTGATTGCAGTTACTGTGTATTCATCTGTATTATTTTCAGGTAATATCAAAACCCATGCACAGCCTTGCTCATTAGTAGTGTAAGTTAATTTACTATCATTTTTAAACTCACTAAGATCAAACCATTCTCTTAATGGTAAGTCATAATCTTTGACACCATTCGATACATTGACGTATCCTTGTGCAAGATAGAATTGCATTTGTGTGTTTTTGTCTAATGTATTTGGATGTACAATAGAGTCATTAGCAGTAGCATGACCACAGCATATTGCAAAATTTCTACATTTGATTACATTCATTACTTTCATTTATTATTCCTTATTCTGCGACAGGAGGAACAACTACTTCATTAGCGTAATGTACCTCTGTGTCTGAGTCTATATTCAACACATCACTAACATTATATTCAAACGTTTGACCAACCAATGCTTTCCATTTCTCTTGCATTTCAACATTTGAGTGAGCATGCTCTGCGATCTTAGCTTGTTCTGCTAAAGAAATTCCTTGTTGTGCAATCTTCTTTTTTAACAATTCAATATCTGTAACATCAGGGTATTGCTCTATTGGTTGAAAAGCAAAAGCAGGATAATCATCTGGGTTATTTGTTTTTGTTTCATCAGAACAGAAAGCAATAATTACTGAATTACTTTGTTGATCATAATCTTTAATCTTATATTTAATCTTATTCATAATATCCTCTTAATTAACTTGATGCACCTAATCGTGTGCCATTGGTTGCCCATGTTGCAAATGAATTTCCAGTGATGTATCTACCGCGAGTTCCGCCAGCTTTAGAACCAGGAACTTGAGAGTTACTTGCATCATAGATACCAAAGATTGCTTCACTCGCCACTCCATTGGATCCTCTTGCTCCACCATTACCGCCCTTCCCTGTATAGCTGGTTGGTGTTGCTGTCTGATTAGGTGTTGCAGTATTTCTTGCTCCTCCTGCCCCGCCAGTAGTTGCTGTTCCGCCAGCACCAGCATTGCCAGGTCTCTCAAAAGTTCCTCCTCTAGCACCTCCAGAGGATGTAGTCACACCAGCACCACCACCGCCACCTTGTCCACCGCAGCCAACAAAACTCGGGCCAGATTTAGGGGTAAGGCCTTCTTGAAGAGCGCCATACCCTGAACCACCACCACCTCCACCGCCACCTGCCAAGGTGCCGTTGTTTGTAATTGTTACAGGTCTATTAATATATAACCCATGTCCAGCAGCCGCACCTACAGCTCCAGCAGCAGGAAATGGATTATTACCGCCACCTTTTCCTCCATTACCCCCTTTACCAACAATGACTCCATTGTTAGTAATATTTACTTGATCAGCTGGATTAAATGCAGATGGCACTTGCATTGCATAAGTTCCTGTGGATGTCGATCCAACAGTTACACCTGGATTAACAGTAACATTTATTTGAGATGCTCCTGCTACATAAGCAGGATTGGAAGATGCTGCTGTATATACATTATAGTTATTAGTGTTAGATGCAATGGTTAAATTAATAGCTACTACGTTACCAGCACCATAAAAATCACCAATAGATATTTCACCGCTAGTACTAATAGCTGCATTATTTGTGACATTATCAACTAAAGCTCCACCACGATAATACTCGGTCATTTGATGTGGAGCTGTGCCGCCAAATTCAGCAACTATATCATTTTGTATACCTAAATCACCTGATTCTTTTATTGACATTATATAGTTCCATAAGCTGTTACGTCACCAGTAACTGTTAAGTTGCCACTTGCGTCTAGCTTCATTTTATTAGTTCCGCTAGTAGCAAAGTATAATATTCCACCTGATTCTGTTACTGTCCAGTTACCTAGGTCAACAGTAGTTGCATTGACTGTAGCAAATGTAGGTGAGCTAGTTGTACCTAAGTTTTGGTTGATTGTGTATGCGGTAATGTTTGATGCTGTGCCTGTAGTGTTTTGATTACCTGTAGTATTAACACCAGGAAGATTAATGTTAGCAGAGCCGTCAAACGATACACCACCGATTGTTCTCGCTGTTGATAATGCATCTGCTGTATCTGCGTTACCAGTCACATCTCCAGTTAGATTGCCAGTAAATGATGCGGCAGATACGTCAGCTAATGCAAATGATCCATGAGCTGTATCAATTGCTGATCCAGGCTCAGGTGTATAACTATCAAAGAATTTAAATGTACCATCTGTTGCATCACGGAAGATACCAGCATGTGCATAGGTTCCATCATTGTAGTTACCTACCCAGCCTAAGTCAGGATTAGTAACAGTTGATCCATCATTAAGATAAATCAAGTTATCTTCAATTGCTAACTCAGTAGCAGAGATAGTAGTTGTTGTACCATTAATTGTTAAGTCACCATCAACAACTAGATTGCCTTGGAAGTTTGCAGTCGCATCATCATACTTAGCAATGTCTGCATCGTATGCTTGTACTGTTACGCCAATGTCTGAGTCAAGTACGGCATCAGAACCTAGTGCATTGTTAACATCAGTAGCTGATAATGTAATTGCACCTGTTCTGGTGTTGAATGATGTCACTGTACCTGTGATTGAGAATGCGGCTTGATCCCATGCAGATCCATTCCAGATATATAACTGTGATAATGTTGTGTTGTAATACAATGCACCAGTTGTAGTTGTAGTTGGAGCAGACGCAAATGCACCAAGATATGTTTCAGCAAATGTCACTACGTCTGTCACATTAGTTGCTACTGTGTTAATGTTGGTTTCATTATTTGCTACAGTTGTAATGTTAGTCGAATTACCAGCCACAGTATTTACATTCGCAATGTTACTACCAACTGAATTAACATTAGAGATGTTTGTTGCTACTGTACCGATGGTATCTGCACCACCTAGATTTGTTGCTATAGTGTTGATGTCTGTGTTAGCACTTGCCACAGTAATTACATTAGCAATGTTACCAGCAACCAAATTAACATCAGCTATGTCTGTTGCTACTGTACTAATATTAGTTGAATCTGTTGCAACAGTAGTCACATAACCTGATATTCCTGCTACTGTCGTAATGTCTGAACTTATTGGTCCTAAAGTATTAACATTAGCTATATTTGTAGATACAGTATTAATGTTTGCAGAATTAGCGTTGACTGCTGAAACTGCTGTATCAATTGCAGCAACTGCTGTAACATCGGTACTAATACCAGCAACAGTGTTAATATTCGTTGCATTGCCTGCAACAGCATTTACATTACTGATACTAGCTGAAACAGTATTCACATTAGAGATGCTTGATGCTGTAGTGTTTACATTAGATATATTGGTTGCAACAGTATTTATGTTTGTTGCATTGCCAGCAACTGATGTCACATTAGATGCGATACCTGATACTGTAGTTACATCACTTGCAATACCAGCAATAGTATTAATGTCTACGACTGCATTAACAACTTCAGGATTACCAGTAGTAGCATTGAATGATAGATACTTGCCTTTACGATCATCATCTTTAGGTAGTGTCATATTAATAGAAGATGGATCAGTCACTGGTGCTTTGATTGAGCGGTCAGCTTCTTCTTTGTTTTGTTGTGTAAATATGGTTAAGCTGTCGAATTCATCGTTTAATGATGTAGCAAATAGAGGGCCACCAGTTGTGAAGTCTGTTGTACGCTCAATATCTCTTGCACCAACAATGGTGATACGATCATCAGCATCTGGTGTAGTAGGAACATTGGTGCCAGTGACAATCGTAACTGAACCTGTCCCATCAGGATCGATAGATACAGTAAAGTCTGTTGTAAGCGTTAGCTCTGTATCATTAAAGTATGCAGCGATGTCAGTCTGAGCTAAGACCTCAAAGTTAAATGCGTACGGGCCTACACCGGCTGAGCCAGTGTACACTATACGTCTAGTTGTGCTTGATATATCGATTGCCATAATAATCCTCTACTATATTTTACTCCCGTTAATATAAAATATCCACTAAGTGATATCTGATATGACTAAAAACCTGTAAATTGTTGCGATGGTTTAGTCAATAAAAACTCCTGATTGTAATCTTTCTCCATACGCTTCTCCATTCTTTTTAATACACCAGGATTCATAGTCTCCATCATCTGGTATCCAATCAGATAATCAAACGCTGTCTTAGCATAGAATAAGTTTAAAAATGGAATGTTGGTAGATATAGTTCTGTACGCTTGTCTTGCTGCTTTATCACCTTCTCCAGTAACGCCATACTTAAGCGCTTGTATTACATCAAAACCAGTTAATGGTACTGGGCCAAGCATACTTGCTGCAATTTCGCCACCAGTTCTCGTTTCCTGAAACAAGACATCACCATAAATACCTAAGCCACCACCTTGTAAGAATGCAGCTAAGAATGTTTTTGGCTTTAATGGATCACGAGCAGTTCTACCTTTGAGTGCATCTTTAGCAGTCATAGATAAATAACCTAGCAATGTTGATGTTACTAGGATTGATGAGATACCACTGATAGATCTTGCTTTGTTACCAGCTCTCCAAAATGAAGCCTCTCTTGATAAAGTTTTGTAGAGAATAGACATTGGGAATGCTTTGAACTGACCTATAAATCTAATGGCCTCACCTAATGTGGTACCAGCCATAAATCCCTGTGTCATAATACCTTTGACTTTAGCGTCTGGTTCAATCACAGCATATGTTGTTCTGTCTAATAACATGCCGGATACAGATGATTTAAACTTATCTTTGATGATTCTAATCTCACGATCACTAGCATTATCTAATCCAGCAATCAATTTAGCTTGTGGGTCTGTAATATTCTCTAAGTTTTTAACACTAATAAACTCCGTACCATCTGCAGCTTTCTCCATAGCCACAGATCTAATAATGTTCCATCTAGTTTTATCAATGTTATATTGGTTAAATAGATTCTTTAATGATGGGTTTAAGTTGTCAAACTCAATACTTTTCTGTTTGGCAAAGTAATTAGCCATACTTAACATAGCACCTTCTTTAAGTGTATTCGTCCACCAAGATAATAAATTGTATTTAAAGAATGTACGTTGAACATTAGTCCATCCCTTGGATAAGTTGTCACCCACCTGGAATCGACCAGAATTGTCATATATGACACTATCAGCCATATGACCTAATGCCTCAGCAATATCTTTCTTATCCTTGCTATTCTTTACCTTAAATAACGAGCCAAGAGCTTCAGCCATACCACCTAAGAATGACTTACCTTGGTATTTCATTTCAGCTCCATACTGAGCCAAATCAGATGCAGCACTAATGACTGCACCACCAAGCTTTGCCGTACTTGCTACAGTACGTGCAATAGCAGAATACTTAGCTAAGGCAAAGTTTTCCACAGAATAGATGCTTCCATCAATAACAGCCATGAACTTTTCATATTGTTGAGCATTGACTTGTCCAGCATCTCTACCTTCTGCTGCTAATCTAGTTGCTACAGCTTTTCTAATCTTCTCAAAGTTCTGTGCCGGCTTGGTACCTAATGTATCCATAATACCAATGTTACGTCCAGCTGTTGTAAGACCAGAGAAGAATGATTCATTCAGGTTACCAACACCAAACATCTCGTTGTAATCAAACCAACTATCAGCATCTTTAAAATGTAATACTCGTTTCATCTGTGCAGACTTGGCTACGTTCTTCGTCGACCTTGCCCCAAATGTAAATTCAGCACCATCAGATTTGAGTGAGTCATTTCTAACAAGTGAGTTATATGCAAACAACATAAACTCATCAATATCATTTGTGTCAGCAAAAGTTCTGTCCTTATCAAGCTTATCCATAACAAACTCTTTCCAAGCCATAAAGTTCTTGTTATAGTTTTGATCATACTTTGCTTCTAGTTTTGGATCAGTAGGAATGTCCTGTTTGTTTAACACTTTAGCTGCATCACGTACTAGATATGGATCATGAGATTGTCTGACTACATAACCCCACATCTTACCAATATTAGCACCACGATCATTAAGTTGTTGTCTGACCATCTCAGAGTATTCATGTAGTATGGTGCCAAGCTTTACAATCTCTGGATTCTTTTCTGATATGGTTGGTTTGATTCCGGCATCAACCTCTGCTTTAGTCGGTTGATCAGCTAGATCTTTCATCACACGTGCAATTCTTAACTGTGTATTTCTATCAGCGTTAGCAAATAGTCTTTCTACTCCAGCATCACGTAAACGTTTAGGTACACCATTGACTAATTGATTCACAGCAGCATGTTGTTGTACTGCAACTGAGGCCCTAGCACCTTTCTTTTGATCTGTGGATCCAACAAGAATAGCATTCAAGCCTTCTTTGGGATTGTCCCGGAACTCTTCAAACACATACTCAACAAGTTCACGACCTTTGATTTCATCTTCAATAGCATTACGTTTGTTAATCTTGCGTTGTAATACAATCTGGTCTTGTACAGTTTGTGCTACTTCATCAATGTTAATCTCATCAATTCTGTTTAGCTTTAGTTCAGCCTGAGCAATCTTAAGCTGGTTAAGAATCTCATCTCTTTCAACAAAGCCAATAGACGACTTATCTAGTAACTTCTGAACTCTTATTAAACATTTATCTGCCATGGTTATCTTCCATCTATACAGTTAGCTAAATCTTTGACTGCCGCTTTGATGTCTTCAGACTTAGTTTGAACTTCATCTAATGCTTGTGTTGCTGCATCAATGTCTTTTGCATCTTCATCAAATCTTAATTCAGGACGTGCTTGACGTTTCTCTTGTAATCTTTGAGTTAAGTTATCTATTTCAACATCGAAGTCAGGCTCTGTTTTATTGACTGTATTATTAACAGCAGTGCTTTGTTGCTGTTCTGATCTTGGTGTTTCTGGTTTAACTCTATTGTTTGGTCTAGCAGAAGTATCTGATGATTGTTTTAATACCGGATCAGCATCTACAATAGGAGCAACATCTACTTCCTTTTCCAGCATTAAATCATTGAGTGATTTCTCTAGTAATACTTTTCTAGTCTGTGGATCAGTCTTATCTAGATCTCTCATGATTGCAGAATTTTCTGGATAGTATGCTTTGTATAGGTTAATCTCAGCATCACGAAGATTAGGTGCGTCAATGTCTAGATCTTCCCTGGCACGTCTAACCTTTGCTCTAAACTCTTTACGTATTGCAAGGTCTGATAATTTACCAGTACCTACATGCAAGCCACCACCTAAGATAGAACCAAAGGTAATGTTTAAGAAACTATCAGCTAGGCCATAATCTGCCTGTAGTTCACTAGCAGCTAAAGCCACAACTGGTTCAACAACAGCTGCACCCACAGCACCTTCTCGAACACCTTTAGCAAACCTAGCTCTAGTAAATCCACTCTTTGCTACCATCTGTGCCATACGTGCTTGACCAACAACTGGAATAAATGCTGATGCAACGTTAATAGGGTCTAGCATACTAACACCTAAACCTACTGCAAACTTAGCTGCACCTACACCAAAGCCTTGTGGGCCTCTAGCAATGATAGATTGTCTTTCACGTTCTGCTTGCTTTTCTTCCACCATTAGATCAACAACAGATTGATATTCATCCTCTTCAAATGACAATCCAAGATCACCATATTCTGCATTCAGTTGATCTTTAGATACAAGTGGGCTATTTTCTTTCAGTGCCGCACGTTGTAATTCAATCAAGGTAGATGTAGAAGATAATGGGTTTCTTGCCCAGGTTTCTTCAGCAGTAGCTTTGAGTACATCACCTAGACCTACAGCATACTGATCATATCCTGATTCCTGAGCTGTCTTGTTTACGTTAAGACCGAATCCTATCTGGGCCATATTATTCCTTTAAGCCAAAGACTTTCTTGCCTCTAGCTTTCTTTTCTTCTAATCTACGTAACTCGTCTGGAGTCATTTGTAATCTTTCTCTTGCACGAGTTTTACGTCCACGTCTCTCGATGATAGTCTCACCTTCTGGGGGATTAATATCAATGTTAGTGCCGGGAACAGTCATGGTTACATCATCAAACTTAAATGATAGATTGTTACCTTGTTCATTAACAATTGGTGAAAATGAACCATCACCCATAGTAATACCAAAGATTAAGCCAGTACCGTCTGGAGTGTTATGCCATCTACCATTCTCAACAAGCTGTGTTTTAAACTCCATCATGCGTTCTTCTTCGTCTGCAATCTCCAGTAATGAACCAAATGGAACACCATTGAAATCTTCTAGGTGAATATCTTTGATACGCTCTGCTTTAGTCATGACTTCTGCTGCATCAATCTCTTTACCATTGTATAAAGTTGGAACATAGTAAGTATCTTTGATTTGAAACTTCTCAGTAAATTCTTCAGCTGCTTCCTTGATCGCACTACTTTGTGACATACCAGATTGCATATGAGTAATCGCAAGGTATGTGAATGCATCATGAATGTTATCCATTTTAGCAGTAGAGATACTTGTATTGAATTGGTTTTGTCGCATAACAACTTCGTTGAACTCTGAGAATTTGTTTGCAATTTCTTTACGTACATCATTGTAACTAGTATTCTTTTCTTGAGCGACTTGATTCAATCTGTCTCGCTCGTCCTTGTCATCAAAACTTAAGAAACGTTCTGTAAGTGTTGGATTGTTAAAGTAAGATGATAATTCAGCAGTCGTAGGTAAGCCGCCACTAACCAATTGTGTTAACGCAGCAGAATTGTCTGCACCAAAGTCTCTATCTAACACTTGCAACATAGCAGTTCTTTGCTGACCATCAGCTTTAAGATAAGTACTCACAAAAGCATCAACTTCATTTTTGCTTAACAACATTGTGTCTTTATCTACATCACCAATACCATACTTATCTGCATTACGCTCAATCAGTTGTTTTCTTTGTAATACATCATTAGCTAGTGTTGGACTATTTAAGTCTAATTCCTTGTATTGACCATCTCTTTTACCAATTAATCCAACCGGATCCTTTGCTAATGCTTCAGACATATTCTTAACATAAGGTTGTAATATCTTTAATCGTTGAGTTTCTGGAATGGTTAAATCTTCATTTAATCTAATTTTTCTATCCATCAAACCTTCTAATTCAACTATTAAATCTGGTAAGCTAGACTTATTCAGCTGCTCAATTGCGTTAGATTGTTTTACCATTTCATCTACAAAGTCTACTAGTTCAGATCCTGGTTCTATAAGATCATACATCTCTTTAATCATAGCTGGTGGTATACGCTGACCTTCAGCTAAGTAACTATTATTGATTACATCTAACTGTCTTTTCGCAATACGATCTCGAGCTGCAATATTTGCATTGACATTATTTAACTCATCTTTCAACAATTTAGCGAATTGTTCTTTGTTTGTAGATTGCATGTAATCACTAGCTTCAACAGACTTATCTTTAGGTAATGCATCTAAAACCTCATCAATTGTCTTGCCTTTATATTTATCTGCTAATACTTTGACACTATGGCCATCATCAATTAACTGTAATGACTCGTCTAGTTGTTGTGCTAACTTTTCTTGTTTACGCGTACCACTAAATGACATATCACGTGCCATTTGTCTGATTACATTTTTATATGCATCTCTAACTTCTCTATCAGCATTAGGATTGGCAAGTAAGAAGTTTTCATAATCACGTTCAACGTTCGCTTTCATTGTTTCAGCATTGAACAAACGCTTTTCTTCTTCTTGATTACGAATAACTGTATCTGCTTGGTTAAGGTAGTTACGTGCAGATGCGGTGGCTTGTGCGCCATAACCCTCTGCTAATACCGGATCAATACCAGATAAAAACTCAATGTGAGCAGAGATAGGTTCTTGTAGCATTTGTAATGCTTGGCCTTGGTTTGTAATCTGACCAGTACGTACTTGTTCTAATATGTCAGAACTCATTTGATCTAGTTCTAGTCGTAATTCACCAGCAACTTGCTGACCCATGACTTTCTTAATAGCATCGTTATATGTTGTACCACCAGTCAAGAACTGGTCAATAGGATTGCCACCAGTTTGTCTTGCCTGATCTATTTGTTCTTTAGTAATGGGATTAGTAATAGCATCTTTAACAGCTTGTTCACTAGCATATACATTTGCTTTTTCATTAAAGGTTTTCCCTACTTCAGATAAAAACCTATCAACACGTTCATTCGATGCTAATGCTTCCTGGATTGGAGCAGTAGTAAACTGCTGCATTGGGCTAAATTGAAAACCAGATTCTTGATATTGTGTTAACTTTCCCATTATGTTGGAACCCTTGTGTCATTATAAATTTTATAAGCATTACCAATATGATACAAAGCATCAAACCTAGAACCACGCACAGCTTCTTCACCGGCAGCAGCAAGCATTGATGACTGAGCATCTTGAAATAACTCTGACGATTTAGAGTTAAACTCTAATGCACTAATGTCACGTAAGTAACGTTCTTCATTTTTCTGCGTCACCAACTTCACTGAACCATCAAAGCCATTTACCCCATTAGCAAAACCAGCGGCTAATGCACTTGCATTGACTGCTAGTAAATTACGTGTCTTGTCATTAGCTGCACGCAATAAGTTAAGTCTATTAATTTCTTGATCGGCTCGCATTTGTTCTGCTTGGATTTCATATTGTTGTTCCATGAACTGACCACGATTGTAAGCACCTACAGCTTGTAATCCAGAAAATCCTGTAGATATTAAGCCAGAATACTTATTCATTGCATCCAAGACTGTGCCAGCACCAGCTAATAATCCTCCACCACCTGGAGTCATAATTGCTGGATTCATCATCATTGATGCGCCTACTTTAGCGATAGGTGCTGATACAGCAGCTGCACTGAATAAAGAAGTTCCAGCTGTAGCTGCAGCTCCTTTCATGCCAACCATTGTTGCGCCCTTAAATGCTACTGCGGTTCCCATAATTATGTTCCTTGATGTGTTGCTATTTTATATTCCAAACCAAGCAATGTCAGTTTTAACGGTGCAGATTGTGTTACTGTAATCTGACCTTCATTGCTATATCCTAGTATACCATGTAGTACTTTTGTTCCAGTAAAGGTTGGTACCTCACTATCTAATGCACCAGATCCTAACGTACGGATTGGCACAAGATTGTTGTTTATTACAATGTTCTGTGTTTCATACAATAAAGCATTTACTTCAACAATACGTTTTCTAAACCCAATACGTGTACCACCAACGACCCTTAAATCAATCGGCATGGTTTTTACTTCTACTGTAATTGGTAGTCCAACTTCGCATGATGTAGTTGGTGTGTTAGTAAACGTGACTGCACTATCAGCTGTTTGATCTTCCTCCACTAATCCATCTGACAGCACATTGACTGTAGCCCCGTCGATATGCGACGCATCTACACTAGAGACTGCTTCACCAATGACTGCACTGTCAGTTAATCGATCTTCCTCAAACACCTCAACATAATACTTATCTACACTATTGTCGCTCCGTTTAACAATTGTGTATATATCTGTAATATCAACACCTACATCTAAATAACTACCTAGTGTAGTAAACTCTGATGCAGCAATAACATTCTGTGATCGTAGTAATGAAAACACAGCCATCGTGCCGTCATCTTCATTGACTATAAATAGTAAATCGTTTTCATCCGTATTCACTGCACGACGTAAGTCCATACGCTTTGGGCCTTTGAGTAAGTGACCAGAGAGTAATGAAATTTTAGATGTAACATAAGTTAAGAATGTATCAGAATATGCAATCTCAGCTAATTGCTTACCTTGTCTTTGTATAAATAACACACCAGATTCTAGCTGTTTAACTCGTACACCTTCCTTGGTACCATTACGTGATGTTGTGGATAAAAAGAAACTCGTCGGTGTAATTGGTGTTAATCCTTCTTGAATAACAGCAAACTCACCGCCTGATGTAAAGATTTGTAAGTCACGACTAGAGATCATGTCTACAATAGCATTGAATGTATTGGTATCTAGAGTGGCTTCTACAGCATCATCATCTAATCCCTCGACTGGCTTAAAGTCAAAAAATAAACCTACTTTAGATCCCCAGATGGTGGATGGTCTTGATTTACTACCACCAAAGAATAAACGTCCTTGGTGAAATGTAACTGTTCTGGGCCATCCTTTAGACACAGACCATACATCTTCATAACCTTCTTCAAGTTCCCAGTCTGCATTATCAATAGCCACTGTATCAAAGAATGGAAACTCTGTTACTGCATTGACTACAGATGGACTGACTACTTCAACAATCCTAGCTCGACCTTGAGGCTCTGCATTAATGTATTGACCTTCATGAGAAGAATCAAAGATACTATGTTGTGAAGTCAACGTGATCTTGCCTGACACATCACTTGGTGTAAGCGTACCAGCTGCTGATGTATTTTCGGTGCTTAATGTGTATGCATGCTGTGGTGTAGAATCAAATGTAATGTCAGATATAGTCCAAGCCGTATCACTTGTCCTGGTAATTCTTTTTGGTACCATATCTTCTTCGACAACAATCAACGTGTCTGCTGACTGAGTAAAACACATTGCATCTAATCTAGCACTAGCAATTGTGGTTGTAAGGTAATCGTTCCCGGGACCATTGATGTTTGTTTGTAATACTTTATCTTTGAAGATGTACATGCGATTGTTGGTAAAAGCCAACATGTAACTGTCATTAACTGAAAATTCAAAGTGTACAAGACGTACACCATTCTCTGGACTGCCACCAAGTTCTGTTAGGAATCGAGTGCCTGATCTTCTATGCACACCACCTTGTGGCTGACATACAACATTTTGTGCTGATTCTAAACCATTTTTATATGCATCAAGATCAATACGTGAACGCACAAGAGGATCAAGCTCACCACTTGTAAAATTAGTTTGTATATCAACAAACCTAGCCATTAGTACCTCACATTAATTAATGAGAAATCTTGTATTGCATTTGTTGGGTTGCCTTGACTATCTATGTTCATTGCTTGTCTCATGTAGCCACCACGACCATTCTCTCCTGGCGTACCTTCAGAAATTGTTCTCCAGTACTCTGACTTATCTGCCTGATCAGTAATTGGTAGTGCTAGATGCCAAGCCATTTCATATTTAAGTAACTGCACAAAGTAATGTGGCAATGCAAACTCAGGAACATTGTATTGATAATCAATATATACTTCTTCATAATCTGTTAATAACTTATCACCCATGAGTCTGTATTCTCTACGAGGATAAGCGCCTACCTCAGCAACATCATAGACGGCGTTCGGTCTGCCGATAATGTCAGATGGTAGTTGATATTCGTATTTGTATTCATTGGTCGGTATTGTAACTAATCGACCTAATTGTGTTTTCTTGAATGAAAATGACCAGTCATACATTGTAAGTGTACGAATCTTAATATCTGGATAGAGTCGATCACAAATGTTAGATTCATCTGTACCTTCAGTAAATGATGATATTGGATTGGCCCCAAGCATTAGTAATGCATCGGAACATATTTTAATATCGGTATCACCTGTAGCCATTTTGTTTCCTTTAAATGTGCAAATAGGTAGGCACCGGAGTACCTACCCAATCTGCATTAAACAACTTAGTCAGCGTCTGTAACTGCAATTGCTGTACCGTCAGATACATCAACAACGCCAGCAGCATTAGAAAGTACGACTGCTAGTGATGCTGTAGGAACAGATGCGTCCCATAAGTATACTAGATCGCCTACTTTTAATACTGATGATGCATCATTAAAGTAACCTGATGTATTCATATCAGCAAGTGCGTCAGTGCCAGGTGCTGTGTAGCTCCACATTTGAGGAGCGTTACCAGCTTTAGACTGACCACCAATAGGTTGTAAATTGTCTTTAGAATAAGCCATTATTTATCTCCTTATGATTCACGACATGTGAGGTTAACAATACCTTCAGCGTCAATCGCTACAGCACCAGCAGAGAACATAGCATTCACTAAGAATGAAGTTTTTTCTGGTACGTAGTTGATTTCAGTTTTAGGACCCATGCCTTCAGCATAACCGAGAGCATCTTTATGGAATGCCAATACAGTTCTATCATCAGAACCATCAACAGTTAAGCCGCCTTCAGTTCTATCGCCTAGTACATGGAATGTGAAACCTAGGTATGTATTGATTTCACCAGATACTAAAGCTTTAACAGTGTTGAAGTCAGTAGATGTTACTTCTGTTTCGCCTAATAGTGCAGCTAAGTTATTAGCATGTAAAACAACGTGACGATCCTGTGGAGGAACGTTACCTTTGTCTAATAGTTTTTTAGCTTCACGTAATTTTGCTACGTTTAAGTTTGTGTCTGTACCACCGATGTCATTAGCAACAGTCAATGAAGTACCAGAACCTTCTAATGCATCAATAATTAACTGATCTTGACGACGACCGATAGCATTAGCAACTACTTGTACTAATTCTTGTCTTTCGTCAAAGTTAACTTTTTGTTGCATGAAGATGTCAGAATACTCTGCAGCATTCCAGTCTTGCATTGTTGCTGTAACTTGTGAAAAATCCACATTTAATGGTGTTACGTCTGTTTGTGGTACACGTAATGTAGCCACGCCTTTACCCACTTTAGGGAATTTTGCTGTTGAACCTTCAACGCCACGTCTTTGTCTAACTGCACCAACAAGCTCTGCTTTAGCTTGATAAGCCTGTTTAACTTCGGCATCAAATAAGGTAACAAAAGCATTAGATAAACCAATAGCCATTATTGACTCCTTATAGTAATTAATAAAATTGTGTATTAATCGCTGTGGTATGCCAGAGAAATCTGGGCCGTGCTTGCTATTTACGATAGCCAGTCGACAAGCTTACTTGCGTTTAAGGGTTACAAGAATATGTAATAGGCCTCATTCCCGATTGTACATGGGAACAAAGCCTATTGTCAAGCGTTTAACCGAAGTTTTGAGCGAATGCTCTTTCTACTTTTTGACGGTAGGATGGATCTGTATTGTATCTAGGATCCGCTACCATTTGATATAGCTCTTCTTTTGATGGTGCGCCTTCTACTGGAGTTGCTTCTACAGGTACACGACCTTCATACGAGGCTCTGAGTTTTTCTAAAGCAGCGATACCTTTTGCAGTACCACCCATTACCTTGAACTCTTCAAAATCATCTTCACCCCAGACACCTTTTTGTACTAAACTAGATGCCCATTTCACCATACCATTGATTCTAGCATCAGCATTAGGACCTAAAGATTTACGTTCTTCTTCAAGATTTACTTGTTGTGTTTCTGCTGCCAGCATGTTGTTTTGCACAACCTCGCCAACAAGATCATCTAATGCAGCTTGACTTACGCCATACTGCGCTGCCCAACCAACTACATGACTACGTAATGGATCATCTTCTGGAATTTCACCAAATGCAGCTAAGTCATAGTTACCATCAGCTGGTGCTTTATGTTTACCTTGTGAGATTTGTTTGCGTAAATCCATCCATGACTTAGCAATACCTTCAAGATCCGGTGCATCGTCATCTGACTTCCAGAAGTTTTCTGGCCACCAGTCTGGTCGCTCTAACGGTTCATCATCTTCTGCTTCATTAACTGCAAACTCTTCTTGTGCTTTGAGTTCCTCAGGATCTCTGTGATCTACTGCTACTTTCTGTGGATCTTCAGTACTAGCTTCATCGATTGTTGGTGTTGCTCCATCGAGTAGGCCAGTGCTTTCTTCTTGCGTTTCCACACTAGGCTCGAGTGTTTCTTCCATTATAATTTCCTTGCTCTAATTAGCCTTGCTTCTAAGTCCTTTACTATACTGTTTTGTCCTTCACGGTAAAACGCGTAGCTTGGATCGCTACCCGGCAAAGCAACGGGTTGCTCAACGACTGCATCACGCAGCCATTTCATTAGTTTTTCCCCGTCCTCACCCCCTAGGACACGTAGACAAAGACGATCTAACTCGTCTCGCTTCTCTAGACCATCACCTTGTTCTAAAGGTAATGCTTCTTGTAAATCTTCCCATCCAGCCATTATCGTTCATCCGCGTAAAGATCAACACCATCTTTTTCAACACGAGCATTTTTCATTAAGGAACGATTATTTCTATTCATGTTTTTATGAGATGTTTGTTTTGCTATAAAAGCAACGTAATTTTTAGCTTCTTGATACTGATTTTTATTAGATGGTTTACTTCTTTCTTCTTTAGACATATTGCTATATTTGTCTATATAATTTAAGCTTTTTTCATAATTACCAACTAACGACACTGGTTTTTTTGGCGATCTATCTTTCATGCCTGAAACGCCGCTTGGATTATCTACTTTATTGCGTGGATCATCCTGATACATCTTTAGTTTTATTTTATAATCAGTAAGCTTATCTTTATAGATACGCTTTTCAATCTCTCTTGCTTTTTTCATCTGAACTGTTTTTGTATCACTCATATATTACTCCTGTGGTTGTTGTGCCATGGCCATTTCTTGTTGCTGTGCTGCTTGTGCCATCTGTGCTGCTTGTTGTTTTGCAATAGCTCGTTCAGTTGGTGTTGGTCGTAACCTTTGTGGTACGCCAAGCTTCTCAGCAATGTAATCCATCATCTCATCAATCTTGATTGTCATTGCACCTTCTGGACCAGCACCTTGTGCAATCTGTGCATATTGTAAAATGTTTTGTACATCATCCATATTCTGTGCCATAGCTAATGGAGCCACTGGTGCAATCTTCACTTCTAAGCCATTTACTTTTAATGGTAAGTTAATAATGCCACGCTCATCCATCACCTGTAACATTTTAGAAACTAATGGAATCATGGTTTCATTAATGAGTCGACCAAATGCAGAACCTAAGTTTTGTGATAACTCTTTCATTCTTTCCACAACTTCTGTTGCTGATCGAGCTGACATATTATCTGGCGGTAGTGACTCATCAAGCAATATACGTTTGATGTTCATACGTANNTCATTCATNACAATATTAGATACGTTGAAGTCACCAGCACGTGGNAATGGTCTGAGTGATTCACCTTGTGGACCACCATTACGTGCAACCGGTATAATAGCTCCCGGCATAATCTTAACTGTATTAGGATTCAATACACCATCATCAGCTGCTGTATATACACCAGAGATAGAGAGTGATGCGTTCTTTAATACTAGCTCTAATGTTTTATTTAATGTCTTAATGTCAGGTAATGCAGTGATTAATGGACCACGACCATAGATCTCACCAGCAACTTTTGCGTAACGAGAAACAACCCATGGGCTATAATTCATGCGTCGATACACTAATTCTGTCTTAGATTCCTTGTGGATAAGATGATAGCAATAGTCACCACGTTTCTGATCAAACACAGTTGCTTCGATTAGTTCTAAGTCGTCTGTTGGTTTGTCATCAATCTTCTTTTGTAAGTCTGCTGGTATTTCAGCATCAGGCCATTGCCTTTGTATAGCTTCACCTTTTATACGAATACGTCTATATACATTATCTACCTGACCATTAGCACCTTCTTCGATAGATACCAAGTATTGTGGAACAGGAATAAAGTTAATAGGATTAATGTCATCACCTGGTTGTACCATCATGACTGCTGTACCTACAGATAAATCAAGTAAGAACTCACCAATAGCTACATCAAAGTTCGATTGTTTTAATGTGTCAAATAACTTATCGTTATACATGTCTAATGCAGCTTGCGCTTCTGCTTGTCTATCTTGAGGAATGTCTGATCCTGGCTCTAATCTGCACCATTTACGTTGCGGAGGAAAGATCCCAGATTGCATACGGTTAGCAAATCGTTGTGTAGAATTGATGGCAGTAGAATCGAAAACACGGTTCATCTTCTTATTGCCACCAACTTTACCATCATAATGACCATCGTATAAATTACGTTGTGGTAAGGCAAACTCATATGCTTCTTCATACAAGTTCCTGAAGTTTTCTTTTCTTGTTAATGCTTTCTCATGTCTTTTTAAAACATCTTCTGCACTTAATCTCATCATATCAACCATAGTTATGCCTTTTTATTTTTATTAGCAAATGCTCTTGCTTCTGCTTTGTTGCTAAATCCCCACTTTTTTAAAGCAAGTTTTAATCTAGTTGGCCTGCCTTTTTTATCTTTTAAAGGACCATCCATCCCACTAAACCGTGCAGCAAAACTGACACGACGACTATCAGTCCCAGAACTTTGTGGTGGCTTAAGATCTCCACCGTCTTTTCTTTCAAAATGTTTACGTCCTTTTTCATTGAGTCCACCTTCAGGATTTTGATGTTTTTTTGCTACCATTACGCTTTTTGCTTTTTAGGGAATCCAGCTAACATATTTTTGTAAGATTTAGGTGATATAGTAGAATCTTCTTTAGATCGACTAGTACCAGCTTTCTTGCGCTTATTGATGTTGTAATATAATCCTTTGCTAGCCATAGTTATGCCTTCTTCATGTTTTTTTGTATTGCTTCTGATCTTTTTGTTTCATAAGAACTCATCTTGCCATCCTTGTTAAGATCCCCTTTTTTATTCTTTTTCATCATGTGTTTTACTTTTTTATGCATTTTATCCATCATACCAATAATCCCTTTCCTAAAGATGTTGCTCCAAGTTGTAAACCACCAGTACCTAACTCTGGTAATCCTGTTGTTGCTTTTGCACCGACAGGTCTAGCTTTTGCTGCCAAGCCACCTGTACCTCGTGTTAATCTTTTCTTTGCTGTTTCTGCTTGAGCAGTTTCACGTTTTGCTTGTCGCGCCCCACGCTTAGCAGCTGACTCAATATCTGATAATTCACCCGCAGTAAAGTCTTTAGTACCAACTGCACCACCAAACACATCTACCTGTCTTGTTTCATATATTGGTCGCTTTATCCCACCTCCGTACAATATATTACCTGTTGGCTTAGTGTATCCAGTAATCACTGCATCACGTGGAGCATTGTATGCATATTTTGGACCACTAAAATCATACATTTGAGCTGGTTGTCGTGTTCTTCTGCCAAGCACATATTCTCCAGATTTGGTCAAATATTCTGTGCCTGTTTCTTTTTTACCATACCCCTTTGAGATTTGTTTATCTACTTGTGTATTCCACCAATCTTCAGATTTAAACATATTTTGACCACCAGCAAGAAACACAAGCTCTTCTTGAGCTTCTTTTGCTTGAGGTAGCATACCTCTCGCTAAAGCCATTCCAAAGTCAAGGGCTGCCATTATGCTTTAGTCCCTAGCATTTTCTTTTGTTCTTCTTCATCCAAACCTGTCTCTGGTGTGACACGTTGTGCTAACAACATACGCTTACCACCTACAAGTCTTGCTCTTTTAGCTGACGACATTTGTTCTGCTAATGTTCTTTTTTCTTCTTCAGCTGCTGCTCTTGCACGCTTAGTCTCTTCACGCTGTAAACGTAAAGATTCTTCTGCCGCAGATGTATCTGGCTTACCGCCACCAAAACCACCCATTACAATCTCCTCATCATAAATGTATCTTCTTGATCTGCACTGTACTTAACCATCACACCTTCTGATACAAAACCTAATGCTTTGGCCCAACGAACAGCACGTTTATCATTACATTCTACGGTAATCTGAATACGATGTAAATTAAATAATATCTGACAGCTATCAAAGAATGCAATTGCACCTTTAGTCATAGCTATTGGGTATCTTCTGGATTCCTCAGCAAACATAGACCACGCTTCACCCATTCCTTTCCAGTGAAACATAAGACCAAACACAGCGACAGGACGATTATTAACAAACGCAGTAACACATGGACCGCAGTGAGATTGAAATATAAGAAACCGTTTTCTATCTTCAATCGTAATTGATTGAGATTCATATTCGACTATTCCTTTAAAATTGTCTAAATGACTTTCATGGAATGGTAAATAGTACCCATTCTCCACGTCCGGCATTGCTTTTAATATCTGATCAATATTAGTTAAAAACATCGAAGTCACTATTTACTACAGTTTGTGAAATCAAAGTATTTTGTGATAGTGCAGATTTAGTCATGCGTTTATGCTCACCACCGCCAAGTAGTAGGTAACCAAATGCATCACCAATGTGTGAATGTTCGTTTTTATTAGGACTATCTTTGAATCGTTCTTGTCCAGCACCAACGGCTACACGTTTAAAGTGATAACCACCGGCTAATGATTTACGTAATCTTTTAACAGAAGTGTGTAATATGAGTCCAGGTTTGCCAGCAATCAGTCGTTGCATCGGTGCAGCTGCGGCTTCACGTCTTACTCTAAAATTGTTTGATGGTGTTGGCTGTGCTTTTAATCCAATGGTACGTAAGTAATCAAATGCAGTGACTTCATAGATGGCATCACGTTGCATACCAGCTGGGTCACCCCATACTAAGACTTGAGCTTTAGGATACTTAGCGTTAATCTCAGCCAAGAGTTGTGTACCAAATCGTTCTAGCCCCATATCTTCAGTCACAATCTCATGCAATACAACCCATCGACCATTGTTTAATCTTTGACCTATCGCTGCTGCTGGTGTCAAACCAAAGTCAAGACCAATATGGATAGGTAAGGTAGGATCATAATCAACTTCACTTGAACTCATCAAGTTGTCATCATACTCAGGCCATACAGGTTTACCTTCTTGCACATAAGTAAACTTACCTTCAGCATAACATCGAATCCAATCTAAGTTCTTACCACCGAGCATCTGTGCATAATATCCACCTGGCAAGTTGCTGACGTTTTCTGCTTTAGAATTGACTGTCCACCAGCGACCACCAGCAAAGATATGATCATTCGCTTCTGGGTTGTCTGGTAAGTGTTCTGGATCTACTTCAACCACACCACCTGGTTGATGAAAGAAGTCCCAAGCGTACTTACCTTTAATCGGATCTTTTTGACTTAGGCGGAACCACCAATGGTCATCATCCATTGGGTTAGTATCCATCCACACTCCATGCCAAGTTGGTCCGCCATCCCGCTGTGTAGGATAACGACCAACACGATGAGTGAGACCATCAATAACAGCTTTTGGAAGTTCTCTTGCTTCATTTACCCACGCTCCTGTTAGTTCTAATGATAACAATTTACGTACGTCTTTAGGTTGGTCCAATGCTAGGAAGATCACTTCACAGTCTATGCCCGCAGCATTACCGCGGGACGGGAGGCGAATGTGATGAGTGATTGGAGGTGTGTATAACATCGGACCAAAAGTGTTTTCAGGAAATAACTCTTGCCATGTCTTAATGGTTGTCGTCTTAAGTTCTGGGTATGAGTTCCTGACAATTACAAAACGAGTATAGCGGATCCCATCGATAGGCGAAGGCTTTTGCCTAACGGCTCTCATCATGATCTCAGCAGCACAAGCGTAGGATTTTCCGGATCCTACTGGTCCCATTAGTCCACGAACAAATGAGTTACTTTGGAGAAAGTTGTATGTCGTTCTCGCGCTACTGAAATCCAGATCAATGCCTGGACCCGCTAACTCTTTCTTACTACGTTCTTTCTTATTGCTCATCGTCGATGTCTTTGAACTTCATTGTTGCNATACGTTTTAGTTCTTGATTCTCTTTCCATAGCGTATCAATAATTTNCATCACTCTGGTATTATTCAGATGTGCCATAGCGAACTCCTCACGCAATTGCTCAATCATTGCTTTGATTTCCATCCTTAGTCTCCATGTGTTTGATTAGAAATGCGACATAATGCTGACACTTCTTCAAGTCTTCAACACCACCTTTCAATCTCCACCGTAGCGCGTACTTTATAATGTTCCCATTCAGGAAACCTTGATAGGCTTCATCCGATAGGTACTCTTTCATGACATCTATAGGTTGTATAGTGTGTCGCTTATAATGGTCACCACCAACTTGGATGTCTTTTGGATCACTCATCTTTATTCATTCCTAATCTCTTCGCTGCTTCTTGTGCAAACTTGTTCACCACTTCAAACTGATGGTTTGGATTATCTAATACTTTTTTAATCCAACCTCGATGTCTATCGTAGCCTTTTTTCTTTTCTGCTTCTTCTTTTATAATCTGCATGTATTTATCTCGTGATTCTTTATTCTTCATTATCGATCGTTTCTGGTGCTTTAATATTAATACCAATCACTGATGGTTTGTCTGAATCATCAGGATTATCTAGTAAACCACTAGCTTTCGCTAACAGTCTTAATGTTTGTACTTTATCCCAGAGTTCAATTTCAATCTCACCAGTCTTAGGGTTCGTCTTGATGCGCTTGATTGCTTGCATTGCGTGTTCTGGAATGTCCTTACTTGCTTTGACTTTGACATTGCCTTCTTCATCCCAACTCATTATGTCTGATAGTTTTGTGTTGGCCATACACAGCAACGAGTAGGCTACTGCCTCTCGGTTTGCTGCAATGGTCGTACTTTTTTCCAAGTTCTTCTGCAAGGCCCTGACGCCACCGTACCCTGAGAGACTTGGAATCGGTTTACTTTTGTTTTTTGTTTCAGCCATTAGAAGGGTAGATCGTCTTCCATGTCCACAACATTATCCGCCGGGACGTTATTNTGTACTGGTGCTTGTGATGCGGTATTGGTACTTTGTTTAACTGGATTACCGATCTTGATCTTATACCACTTGTTGCCAGAACTTTGTGCAGTGTTTTCGTAGAGATTAATGTAGCATCGTGTTCCATCTGGTAGTAACACTTGGCCTTGGTAGTCGCCATGCCAATCCTCTGTCTTATCGTTATTAATAAATAATTTGCCTTCGTTTTCTTTCAATTCCAACGGACGTTTATTATCTTCAGCCATTATTCTTCTTCCTTTTCTATTTCATAAATGTGGACGACGGCAGCGCCACCATCCTTCGCTTCACCTCTAGCAATTTCAATGTATTCAAATTGACTGTCATCATCATAACATCCAGCCTTCATCAATGCATCTAATATTGCTTTTAGTGTATTATCCAGATCAAACCTTCTTTTAGACCTGGGATGTATCATAACACTAATACCAAGACTCTTATCGCCAAAGCTTTTATGCCCAGCCTGTTTAACTACTGCAAACACTTCGTCAGTAAATTTTTTTCCAGCTGGAGAGATATATCTTCGCTTTCCCGATGCGTGCCAATAATTATTAACACTTGGCGGGTAGGGCAATTCGTATCTTAGTGTTGGTGTCATAGTCGATTTAATCTCGCATTAATGTCTTTAGTACAGTAAGCTTTGATCGCATCGTTGATGATGCTAGCTTTAGTTTTCTCTTGTTCCTTCGCAGTCTTGTTTAATAGCTCAACACTTTGAGGAGTGAGACGAACTAAAAACGGTTTTAGATCACTCATACAAGTCTCCTACATATTTGTTGCGGACCTTTTTGTTCGGACGTCCACGACTCCGTGTATCATTCTCATGTTCTTTTGCTACATCACGCTTACAAAACTCAATCATTTCTAAATACTCATTGGCCCCTACCTCCATCAAACCATGAGCAGTAAAACCCTTAGTTAACCGATAATAACCACCCGGCTCAGTAAACTTGTATTCCAACGGTTTACCATCGTTGAACTCATCACACATGAGTTTATAGAATTCACGCAATGTCATTTNTTTTCTTTCTTNCCAAAGATGCGTTCAAAGTTNTCTTCAAACTTCTTTCGGTCTGTAGGTCGCTGTGTACTTCCTTTGCCACCATCACTCATAATTTATTTCCCTTCTTACAAAGTGTTCAGGCAACTGTATATATTCTTCACCTAGGCATGATGTATATGGCGCATCAGGGTAATACTCTTGGACATACTTATTAGCAACAGCACAGTTTTTAAAGTTACCAATGTATTTAGGTTCTTCCATGGTCATCCATACTACTAAGCAATATTCAAACATCTTTATTACCTTCTATTTCGTTATATCTTTTAATAAAGTTAATATCTTCATTATCTAACATATAACCTTTAACATCATCCCACTTTACACTACTATCATAGACGATCCGTCTTAAGTTACCACGGATGCCAGGATAAGCAGACCTGGGCCTCATCTCTACATAACCTAACTTCATCAGTTTCTGTAGATGGTATTGTATGGTTGGGTAGGTACAATGTAACTTCTCAGCTAGTGTCCGGATCCCAACAATACTAAATCCTTGTTTGTTACAGTAACCAGCGAGGACTGCTAATACTCTCAAGTTACCTGGTGTTACTTTCTTATCTAGTACAGCNTTAAATGGTATNACTACAAAATGCCTGTGATCTTTATTCCTGAGCTTTTGTATCTGTATTGATTCAGGTATCTTGTATTCCATAGATATAGTATATCTCATATATACCTAAGTGCAAGTACCTAAACCATAGGAAAATATTTCCGCTAGTTGAATTAAACTACAGTTATGTTAATATGAATATACGGGGCCATTACCCAGCCCTCCCATCGGTAGATAGCGACCAAGGGAATAAACGTGTTTAACCGCAGAGATCTCCTCTACATAAGAAGTATATAAAAGGTATCAGGAATCGTGGAAGCGGGCGTACAGCTTACTAGATAAACGAGAGCTATCCATCTTATGATGTTCCTGATAAATACCTTTTTTTATCGGGTTAGGTTCTATCTATCTCCTAGATGCAAACCTGGCATGCTAACCGCATGTACTTTGTTATATATATATCTAATGACCATGAGGACACCATGACAAGTTATCCACAAGAATCACCATGCATATTCCAATGTAGACTTGAGTCTATAGACAATATCGAGATGTGTATCTCATGTGGACGTACGCGTGATGAGATTGTTAACTGGCGTGAGTTTGACCAGGTCCAGAAAGATATCGTGTTTAAGTTGTCCAATGAGCGCATGTTGAAAAAACTAGGAAAAATTTGAGTTAGGGGGAGAGACACAGAGACACCCCACCCCGCCCCCCAAAGGTCACTTATCCACAAGTTATCCACAGGGGTTATCCACAGAACAAACAAAGATATCCACAGGCTGTTACAAGTTATCCACAATACCAGGTTGCACAATTAAGGCATGGTTATGACATATAAATTAAACTAGTTATAACCAACTCTCATTAATGGTGTTATGTATCAACCATGCTAAAACACCCTGGTCTTTATCCCATGATTAAAAAAGTATTTGACATTGAGATATCTTTCATGTTTTAATATCCATACGTTGTAACAACAACGCATTTTATAAACTTAGAAAGGTAAACAAAATGGAAAATTCAACACAATTAAATCAAGCAATTGAAACTCAAGCACAATACGCATTTGATGTAATTCAAGATCAAATTGACATATTGCAAAACAAATACTGGAAAATGCACAATCAAATAAGAGAAGTTGGATTTGATACAACGCATGATCAATTTAAGGCATTAAAAGACTTAGGCCAGTTAGCTATTGCAATTGACGCGTTAATAACAGCACGTGGTCAATTTAGTAAAATTAGATAACATTCACAAGGGGTTGAAATATACCCCTTTTTTTATTATTAATAAACCA